TTATTTCTTATCTATGTAATATTTAATTTACCTGTGTACAATTGGTAATGGAGATATTTTATCATTTTATACATCAGGCAGAGCCTAGAAAAATAGGTGGCTCAAGAGGTAGATTCAAAAGAGGTGAGGCTACTAAAAAGTTTTGGGTAAAGCACAGAGAAAATTTTAGTAATAAAGAACACTATTTAAATTATCCGTCAAGAATAACGGGTAATCAAAAGAAAGGCTTGAGAAAATGGACTAGGGTATTAAACAAACTAAAAACTACAGATGAAGTAGTAAACTCTAAACCTTATGTAATGCCTACTTACAAGTATGGGTTTATTAAGTATGAATCTTTTACACCTAGATACAGTAATAGATTAAAATACAGAATGTTAATACCTAGAGAGGTTTACATTAGGTGGACACAAGATAGAAGACAAGAAGAAAAAAATAAAATGTTTGACACCAAGGCACAAGTAGTGTATACTATAGACAAGTTAGAAAAAGAACATATAGAATATGTGAAGGCTAAGTATGACAAATACTTTAAGACAAGAAACTATTAACGAAAGGGAAAAATGATAAACAAGAAACACAAGATGACAGTAACGATTGAAATACCATATGAGGTTGAAGTATATAGCAATGTATCAGACATAGACGAAGTATGTAGAGAAAGAGTATCAAAGTTTTTTCAAAAAGAATTTGGATATCCTCTTGACTTAGAGAGAATGCATGTTAGAATAGAGGAATATGATTATGTTGATTAGATTATTAATAGTATTATTATTTGTATCAAGTTGTACATTTAAGATTAGGAATAAAGATTCTATTATAGAAGTAGAGGAACTTCCTAAGTTACAAGATACTATTAAATCAGTTGATTGTGATGTAGAAATACTAACAGATTTGGATGTAGCTAAATGCAAAATGAAAGCTAAACTTTTGGAACTAAAGTATTAACACCCTACGGGTAGAAAGATGATGAATGGAGCAAGGAAATTTAAGACTATATCTTTTGAGAGTGCTACTAACAAGAGATAGATTTGATAAGTTTAAAACACAAATAGATGAATCTGTATTTCAAAGTGGGGCAAGAGACCTATATAAAACTATAGGTTATATCTACAGAGATAATCCTAATACTGATTCTATAAACTTTAGTGATTTAAAATTAGCTTACTTCAATACTTACTTCCCTAATCACAGTTATGCTTCTCAAAAGAATATCCATGAGATAATTGACAACATAGAAATCCAACAACAACCTACAGACGAGGTAGTAGAAACGGCTATCAAGTCTATGTATAGAATCAAGAAGGCAGACGAGTTGGCTAGAATATGTTTAGATATATCCAATAATCCTAATGACAATACCTTTAATGCAGTAGAAAAGTTTATGTCTACAATAGATGAAAAACATTCTGACAAAGGAAATGAAGCAGTTACCAAAGATGTAGACGAGATTCTTATGGCATTACAAGAACAAGGGGAGTTTAAATTTAACTTACCTTCTCTTCAATCTGCTACTAATGGTATTGGTAGAGGTAACTTTATGGTGATTATTGCTAGACCCGAGACGGGTAAGACTGCTTTTTGGGTTAGCTTAGTTGCTTCAGTTGGTGGATTTGCATGGCAACAAAAGAAAGTTTCTATATTTGCTAATGAAGAACCTGCGATTAGAACTCAAATGAGATTGCTTAATGCTTGTACAGGACTACAAAGAGGCAGTATTCTTAACGGCAGTAGGGACTTAACTAAAAAAGTATGGGGTGAAATCAATCCTTACATAGAGAACTTTGATTGTGTGGGTAAGACTATGGATGATTTAAATGAGTACTGTGCTAATAATGATGTAGACATCTTAATCATAGACCAATTAGATAAGATAAATGTAACAGGAAAATTTAATGCTACCCATGAAAAACTAAGAGAAGTTTATACACAGGCTAGAGAGTTAGCCAAAAGACATAACATATTAGTTATTGGAATGTCACAGGCTTCAGCAGAGGCACAGGGTAGGTCAAGAGTAACCTTTAGTGCTATGGAAAACTCTAAGACGGGTAAAGCAGCAGAAGCTGATATCATATTAGGATTAGGAAAGGAAGATGAACAAGAAAACTTTATGGATGATTGTATTAGATTCGTTACACTATCTAAGAACAAACTAACAGGAGACCATAAAGAGTTTGAAGTAATACTACGACCAACAATATCAAGATTCGCAGAAAGGAATTAGATGATAACAACACTAGACTTAGAGACTACTTTCACCAAAGACGGAGACCCATCCCCATTTAATGCAGAAAACAAAATGGTGAGTGTAGGAATCAATGATGAATATTATTTCTTTCACCATAAAGATTTACAGGATATAGATATTGTTGCTAATAAAAAAGCAGTTCAAGATATCTTAGATAAATCAGAATTAGTTATAGGGCATAACTTAAAGTTTGATATGTCATGGCTCTATCAATGTGGGTTTACTTATAGTGGTAAGCTATATGATACAATGCTAGGGGAATATATTATTAACAGAGGCACAAAAGAAAAGTCTGTGTCTTTAAAAGAATCTTGCCGTAGAAGAAACATAAGCTTAAAGTCTGATGTCTTAGGTATATACATGGACAAAGGCTATAACATAGATGAGATTCCTGTCGAACAATTAAGAGATTATGGTATACAAGATGTCAAGATAACCAAAGAATTATATAATGCACAAATAGAATCTTTCAATAATCATGCTAATAGTGGACTGATTCCTACTAGAGATTTAATGAATGACTTCTTAAAAGTTCTTATTGATATGGAAATGAATGGTAATTTTGTTGACCTTGAAGAGTTAAGGTTGGTAGAAAAAGAATTGAATGAAGAATACTACAAGCTTAAAAATAAAATAGATAAGATTGTGGCTATTGTTATGGGTGATACTAAGATTAACTTATCTTCTACAGAGGATTTGTCTAAAGTAATTTATTCTAGGAAGGTACAAGATAAAAAACAATGGGTAGAAATATTTAATATTGGCATAGATAAAAAAACAAAAAGACCAAAGAGAAGAACCAAGATGAGCGATAGAGATTTTCAGTCTACTATAACTAAGTTTACAGACATTGTATATAAGACTGTCGCTAGTCAATGCCCTGATTGTAAAGGTGTAGGATTGGTCAGGCAGATGAAAGTTGACGGCACACCTTTTAAGAATATGTCCAAGTGTTCTACCTGTAAAGGTGAGGGCATGTTATTTGTAGAGACAGAATCTAGAGCAGGTTTTGGTTGGATGCCTAGAAATGTACAAGATGCTTCTCAAGGTGGATTCAAAACAGATAAAGGCACACTAGAAAAGATATCTATATTTGCAGAGGGTATGTTAAAAGAATTTGTAGATTCTATTATTAGGTATAGTGCAGTAGAAACTTATCTTAATACTTTTATCACAGGAATTAAAGATAATACTAGACTAGATGGTATCTTACATCCATCTTTTAATCAACATATTACTACTACAGGAAGGCTATCTAGTTCAAAGCCTAACTTCCAAAACATGCCAAGAGGTGATAAGTTTCCTATTAAGAGAGCCATCACTTCTAGGTTTCATAATGGTAGTATAGTCGAAGTAGACTTCGCACAATTAGAATTTCGAACTGCAGTATTTCTAGCCCAAGACGAACAGGGCATGAGAGATATTGCAGACGGAGTAGATGTTCACCAATTTACGGCAGATGTTATTGGGTGTTCAAGACAAGACGCAAAGGCTCATACATTTAAACCTCTCTATGGTGGGATGATGGGCAAAAAGAAAGAGAAAGAATATTATGTAAAGTTCTTAGAGAAGTATGAAGACATTGCTGAATGGCATTTAAAGCTTGAAGATAAAGCCGTTAAGACAAAGATAATAAGACTACCTAGTGGTAGAGAATATTACTTTCCTAATGTATACAAACTTAAATATGGGGGTACGAATCAGAGTACGGCAATCAAGAACTATCCTGTTCAAGGATTTGCTACGGCTGATATTGTACCGATTGCCTGTATTAATGTATGGAATATGCTTCAAGATAAAAAGATGAAGACACGATTAATTAATACTGTACACGATTCTGTGATACTA